ATTGCTGTTGATTGATCAGCTTGATCCCGTAAGACACATTGGTCTGAGGGTCGCGGAAATACGTCGCGTCATCAACCAGAATGGGACGAACCGCAGTTCCGTTTAGACGTACCAAAGACCCTGACGGGCCAAGCGTAGCGTTAATTGCACCGACAGGCCAATTAACGATCTGGTCTATGGTTGAGAACACCGACAACCGCTCAGTGTTCCAACTGTCAATCATCTGATTCATTGCCATCAATGAATCTTGCGACACAGACGCTGAGGTGGTTTCACCTTCTGCCAGAACCCCCAACAAACGCAGGGCGCGGTTGATTTGATCGCCAGCCGAATATGTTGCCATCGTAAACCTCAGAAGGAGGGGCCGAAGCCCCGCCTGTTAGCTTGCGTTGTGGATGATGCAGAAGTTAATTACAACCGCTTCAGAATATGAAGTGGCGCTTAAATTACGCAACGTAATTGAAGCAGAACCAGCAGACATATTAGAAACGTAAGAGGTGTACGCCCCAGCGGTACTACCAGTGGTAACACTAGAAATACACACAGTAATTACATCATTGGCGGAAATCAGGCTGTTGTTTAACGTAAACGAAACCGCAGTAGATCCAGCCAAAGCCGCGTTGTTCATTGTGATGCGACCAGCAGACTTGTTCAGCGTTACCGCTGTTGACTTGTCCGTTGCTTGCGTCACAGTACCTTGGGCTGCTGCGCTATAACCAATTTCTTGGCTTGCGTAACAGGTCGTAAACTCAGGGTCGGAATACGCGATCCCAACTGCTTGCGTATTAGGCATAATAATTCCTTAAAAAAGGGGAGAGCTTGTGGCCCTCCCCCTTAGTCTTAGGCCAGACGATACACTACGTAAGTGCCGTCACCAGTTTTACGGAAGCGGAACATTTGGCTGGTAGTAACAGCGACTGCCGTTAGAGCGTTGCCGCCATCGGTCACACCAGTGTTAACAGCCAAAGTCACCGCGCCAGACGAAGTGCCGATGTTTACGATTGACAAGTCAAACGTGCTACCGACCGTGGCGTTAGGAACAGCGGTATCAATCGCCGTGCCTAGCGGCAACGTGTACGTTGCTGCCGAAGTGCCAGGGTTAGCCACTAACATCTGGTTAACGATCTGAGCTGCGGTCAAAGTTGCAGTAGCAGTAGCCGTTTGTGGAGCGGCCATAGCACTGAGGATTGTTTCTTGACGGTTACCTGCACCAACTTGGTAACCACCACCACCATTAGGGAGAGCCATAATATTTCCTTAAATTAAAAGGTTCAACCCCAGATGCGGCAAGCCATCTGTGGACGAATTGTGCTAAAGCCATACAGAACGTCAATACGGCAAGGCAGACGGTCATTGTTAATATCGTACTGGCGCACGACACGCAACGAAATACCGTTATGCACTGCGCGAGCAGCCATATCAACACCCTGCGGAAGCAACAAGTCAGCCGTAGCAAACGTGATTGCGTCCTTGTGGTAGACCAAGTTCTGTGGGTACTGGGTCGATGCAGTTCCAACCATGGTCACAACAGCCGAAGCCTGCGGGAAGCTGTCAACCGTTGCCAGAGCATTTTCCGACGTGTAGATCGCTGGCGAAATGCTCAGAGTAGCGGTAGACGAACCCGATGCCGCAGCGGTCACAACGAACTGCTGAAGCGAACCAGTCGACTCGCGGGTCTGTGGGTTGACAGCGTAAACGCCGGCAACCGTAAACACATCGCCAACGGTCCAAGTTCTGCTGGAGCCGGTGAACGAAATGCCGAGGGTCGATTGACCTTGAGTCGAAACGGTGCTGGTGACAGTGATCGAGGTGCCCCAGTTGCCGGTGGTGTGCTGCTTGATCGACTGAGACATATTGATCTCGTCAAAACCAAGAACACCAGTCCCCATCATGCCGTTCTTGAACTGCTTGGAGATTGTGTCCGTAGGATTGAAAAGACCCTTCATGCCTTCAACCAGACCAGCGTTGGCAGCGGGGTTAACCGTTGCATAACGTGGGGACATCACAGCGGCGTTTTCGTTCAGCTTTTGTTGAGCTTGCAACAGCACCAACGAGGTCGCTGGCGTGGTGCCTGGGGTGCCAACCGTGTTACCAATTGCTTTGTAAGCATTGGCAACGTCAGCGTCAATGCTGGAGGCCAACTGCGAGATACGCGGCTTGAGAACGCGCTCTGCGAAGTCATCCAACTGCATTGTCAGTTCGGCAGAAGTGAAGTTCACGCCGATATGCTTCTGCGAAGCCACGGTCAGGGTGGTGAACTGCTCGTTGTCGTCCTGAACTTGCAGGGCGGCACCGTCCGTTACCAGAGCGCGGTCGGGCAGACGAATACGCAGGGTCGAACCGATCTTGGCACCTTCAACAGCAAAGCTGTCGTCGTACTGACGGTTCACGTTACGGGTAAGAACCAGATTGTTTTCCAAGATCTCCAGGGCCTTCCTGGTGATCATGTCAATCGTAAGAATGCTATTTGACATGGTAAATCCTTAAAAGTTAGCGATGTTGAGCTTGTGCCTTTTTAATCTGGCGCAGCCTGTCTGCTTCAATCCATTCCGAGGCAGTCATGGTTTTAGTAGACCGGGGATCGGTCGTATCATAACTTGGATTGCCTGAAGTTCTGGCTGTTACCGGACTAATCGGTGCGGGCGCGGACGTAGTACGTTTAACTGGCACATCATTGGCTATTTTAGCCTCAATGCGTCCAATCTCCTTTGCTTGCAAAATCGGGCTAAGACGGGAAATGCGATCTGTCTCTTTTGGATTGGACCCGAGGTAATAAGCTACATCAGGGCCAGCATCAGAGGCTTGAATCGCTTGCGCCATCACGGTCGTGATCTTAAGACTTGGGTTGTACGCGACCTGTTCAAAGTCATCGTACTTGGTCCGAGCCTCTTCTTCACGCTCGTGATACGCCTCAAGAATCTCCGTCTGCTGACGATGCTGTTCTCGCTGCTCAATTAGCTTGATTGCCTTGGCTTCTGCATACGCATCAACCGAATCAAACTGATCTACAGGTGGAACATCAACGACAACGGGCGGCGGTGCTTGACGCTCACGCTCCCACTTTCGCTGTTCTCTTGCGAGACGTTTTTGAATTGCGGCATCAAGTTCCTCTTGCGAGAAGGTCTTGGGCGCAACTTCCGGCGTATCTACAGGTTCTGGAGTCGCCGTGACATCCAGTTCCGGCGCGGGCGCTACTTCCGCTTCAATCGCTACTACTTCTTCGGACATTGTGAATCCTGAGATTCCCCGGTCAACTGGGCCGGTACAGTTTAATTCTCCAGCAAAATCAAGCCGTTATCTTCTTGCAAAAGAAAATCATTCGATTCCATCAACAGCGCGTTATATACCAAAGGCAGACTGCTACCGCTGCCGGAAAGCAACGAAATAATGCCGCCCAAACCTATGGGCAGCGAATTCCGAATGTCAACGCCATAGTAACTCATTGCTTATTCAATGGCTTGCAGTAGATTGTTCCGCTTGACGCAATTTGGATCGCGCTCACCCGCCAGACACCAGAAACGGATGGCTGAACCTTAAACGGAATTGGCGTAAATGCGGGAATCGGCGTATCAGACGTTGTTGCCGTGACGTTTTCGCCAACAACAACATAGCACGGCTGATCCGACCAAACCATCACGCCCTCGGGGCCAGTGTTCCAACCAGTCGTTGATCCAGCCGTGCCGCTAAACGCTGCGGTCTGGGCTGGAAAGTTGGATCGAGATAAAGGATTTAGCAGTTCCATTTAAGCCTCAAGGGTTGGTAGGCCACTGAATAGCAAACGGATCGGCTTGGGTCGTAATATCACGCAACCCTTGGCGATAAGTTGCCCATGCAGCCTTGTCAACCGGAACATCTGCCACTTGCGTCCAGTCGCTGTCTTTGAGCATCTGGTTGCGCTGGGTACGAATGCCCTGCCACTGCGTTGCGATACGCTGCGCTAGGTCCTCTTCCGTCATCGGAGCAACATCAACGGTGAAGACCTGACCGTCAATCAAATGAGGAGCGGCAGGGACTAGCTTCTCCGTTGCATGGTCGTAGGGCTTCCATACGCAGATAGGGTAGAACCCACATTCACGGATGTACTGAAGCGTTGGTCCGGTAGAACCAAAGTTTTGGAACGGAAACCATTCCGAGCTGTCTTTGACAACAAGATTGATGTTTGCAAGTAACATTTTTAATCCTTACTGAACAGGGAATGATGCGGTTGGCAAAGTGATAGTGCGAGCGGCTTTGGTAACCCGGACGTCCTGCAAATAACCATTCAAAGCACTGGCCCCGATTCG